CCATAGGGATTGTAAAACCACTTTATAACCTGCCAATCATTAATCTTTTTACCAACAATATCTTCACGAGGATGTTTTTTATTAGAATCCAATTTGTCCAGAACCATAAAACTCTTTATTGTATGTTTCTTCGTAAATCTGCTTTCTTATTTGATCTATAGTCAGATCTTCTCCGGTTCCAACAAACTCTCCTTGAGGAAAAGCTGTTGCACAGGCATATCTAAGGGCATCTAAAATATGGTCGTTAACCTTTACAGGCTTATCCTCTCCCCTGTCAGCTGCTTTTGCGTCCCAAGCATACGATTGGATGTGCTCTATCAATGTTTTACATGATTTATGAATGACAAGATTTAGATTAGCGATAAATTTAGAGGTTATTTTAATCCCTAAAATAACGTCATTTTCTGCGTCCAAAACTGGAAGATCAGCTTGTCTCATAGCAATCTTTAGAGATGCTGCTGCAGGATCTATATAAATAGAACGAATAGCGCGCCATCCTATAAATCTCTTTAAATCTTCTACAAGCTCTTGATCTGTCTTAGATCTTCCATGTTTAGCGGCATCATAATAGAACTCTTCTTCTACTCTAAGTTGAGGCCATTGTTTAGGAGTAACTGCAATGATAACTGCAGCTGTAGGATTGGTTGTACCGTAGTCTATCCCCATTATGTAGTAATTCGGATTAGCCGTTGCTCTTTCGTATATGTTATCATTAGTGAAAGAATCATAAATTAAACCGTGAGCGACTGCCCATTGTCCAAGAATATAACGGGCATACCACATGCCTGAGTATTCTTTCTTCAAATTCTCTTTATATGATTCATCTAAAGATGGGTTGTCATCTAGCTGAAAGTTCCAATAAACTAAGTCCAAATCACTCGAGCGGTCGATAAAGTCTTTCTTGAGCCAATGTGCGGGTCCTTCAGGGTTACAAGTGGCGAAGAGTTGAGAACCTGTAATGGAAAGTCGCGATAAAAGCATGCGCCAAAAGGGAAGCGGGATACACGTTGCTTCATCGACATAGGCAAAAGCAAGGGTTGATCCCTGTATTTTTCTAACACTAGATTCGTCGTGGGCACCAACAAGATATATTGTGCGACCATAGAGACTAACTTGCATTGTCTTAGCAGTCGGTAAGGGAAAACCGAGAATTCTATATAGTGTTGGGAGCACATTCCTTTGTATTGAATCACGAGAAACCCCTATTATCATTCCATCGCCTTTTGGGCCATTGCGAATGAAATCAATCATTTTGTAAATGCTACTATGAGTTTTACCGGATCTAACAGCTCCGCACCATATATTAAGCCTCTTGTTCGCTTCGTAGATGCTCAGTTCCTGTTTCGGGCTCATATTTCTCTTTTAATCTTTTGATTTCTTCACGTAATTTAGCGTTCTCTTTAGCGTTTTGTATTGTCTGTTGGATGTTTTCATCCTGAGGAGAAGATTCTTGTTTGACGTTGTCTGTTTGGTCTAGCCTGTTCTTTCCAAGCCAGATTAACATCATGTTATCGCCTTCTTTAGTAACACCTAAAGCTTTCGCAAACTGTTGAGCTCTAAGGAGTGACTCACCTTTTTGTCTCTTTTCTGCGGAATATTGAGAGAATTGCATTCCCTTTTCTTTCAATACCCGGTCATATAAAGTATCGTGGTGAACTCCAAAATAAGCAGCTACTTCAGTTCCTTTACAACCTGCTAAAAGAAGATCATCTACCTTTTTCATATCGATTTGAATTTCTGGTCTTCCAGCTTCTTTTTCCATTACTTACCCTTCATTTTCTTTCCACATGTAGGACACTTGCACGACTCATCATTTTCATCTTTTGGTTTATCTTCTTTTATATCTAATCCAATATGAAGCTCTTCTGGAGTAAATCCGCATTCAATTAAAACATCCAAATCATATTGATTGGATAAAATATCATAATCCCATTCACCAGAATGTCGGTTATCTTTTAAAATTCTTTCCTTTAACAACTCATCAGAAAGATTGTCTTCTATACTGCAATATATCTCTTTCCATTTAAGCTTTTTAGCTGCTTGAACCCTTTGATTTCCAGCGTATACATAATTTATTCCGTCTATTCGATTAACAAGAACAGGCCTTCCTTGCAAAAAATTAGGATCATTAATAAGGGAATCGCATAACTTCGTCATCTCTGTCTTAGTAATCGTTCTTGGATTGTTCTCTAGAAGAACCAAATCTTTAATAGAGATCGTCTTATTTTCAGCCATTATTTCCTTAATTTCTTTTTAGCAGTGCTCATATATTTTAGAAAATTTTGTTCCTGTATAATATAGGCACTCCCTATCCTTTCTGAAGGAATAATACCCTTTCTAACCAAGTAATAGACCTTTTGTTTATGTATGCCAAAACGCTCCGAAATCATAGAAGGAGATAATATTCCTTCGTCAATATCATACATTTTCTTTCCATCTCTAACGCTGAATCTACGATGATATTTTGAATCAATGTATTCATTCCATGCGTTAACGGTAAATCGCCATTTTTTATCTATTACAGAAGCCTTTAAACGTCCTTTTTGTATACATAAAAAAATAGCTTGACGAGATACCTTATATCTTTTACTAGCCTGGGATATGCTTAAAATTTCATCACATTTACTCAAAGAAATTGTCCTCTCATGTAAAGCTGCTTTACATCAAAACATACATATAAAGAAATTATTCTAAAAGTTCTTTTTCAGTGATATAGCCATCAGTCATCTTTTCAACCATAAAAGCCAATCGCTTAGAGGGCTTAGTTTTTCCCATCATTATTCGATTCAAATAGGACCTATTAACCCCAAACATCTCTGACATTTTTGTGATGTTAAGTCCTCTCTCTCTCATGTATGTATATAATTTTATTTTCATGCTATTCCCTGGGTTATGTGAATAAACATACCATTTTTGATAATTTTAACCAAATGTGTTTTTTTGTGTTGTGTTATTTGTTCACATTTGTTATATTTGTGTACATAAAGCAAGTCTCCCTGATGACTAGTTTAGACTAGCAGGTTGTAGCGGCTGAAAAACAAAGGAAATCAAAATTTAGTAGGAAATTATGTTTATAATACCAGTGATTACAATATCAATAATTGTAATAATGAGATGTTTTGCAAGAGATAGATTGGAATATTATATACATAAGACTAATTATGATTTATCTGTTAAAGATCATCTTGAATTAATGGATAAATTTTCAAAATTATCTCCTTCACAGATATCAGAATTGGAAAGTTCTTTTGAAAAATGGATTCAAAATAAAAAAGATAAATCATTATGAAAACAGACTTACAAGAACTTATAAAAACATCAGAGTCTCTGATAAGTAGTATGGATGAGATGATTAGAAATGACCGTATTTTTAGCGAGCGTATCGCTTCAATGATTGAGGAAGTTTCCTATGAATATTATAAAACAACAGAAACTCTAAAAGAAATAGCTAGGTCCATATGAATTTTGATATCTACCCAGATTATGGAAATCCTTATGATGCAGCATACGAAGATATGCAGCGAGATGAGTACTTGGATTATAAAAGACTAAAGATGCATGAAGATTTGAAAGGAATACTGCTATACGAAGGCATTCCAATTCATATGATGGATTCTTTCATTAAAATGTTGGAGTTCTCTTATTTTGAAGGATGCGATGAAGCTATAGAATTAGTGAAGAAACTTGGTATTACAAAGACTCATTTGGTCTCACATAGAGACGAAAATTGGGTGAGAAATATGATTAAAGATGAACTAGATAACGAGGTTTAAAATGGCTAATGACTTAATTACTCAAGATGATTTTAGCAAGCAGTTGGTAGAATTGGATAAAATCCAGGATACATGCAAAAAGCTTTTAGCTACTAGGCATTATCAATCATTGGGAGAAGCTGGAATACATGGAATTATAGCCAGATCAAAAGCATTAGGAATACATCCTTTTGAAGCTCTCAATGGAATGTTCTATAATGTGAATGGAAAGATAGGAATGAGCACAGAAACAATGGCCGCATTAGTCAGAAAAAGAGGTCATTCCATCACAAAAGATCCTAAATCTACCAATGAGATTTGCATCTTACATGGCAAACGTGCTGATACCGGAGATACTTGGACATGTTCATTTAGCAGAGCTGATGCTGAAGCCGCAGGATTATGGAATGGTCCAACATGGAGGAAGTACCCCGCCGTAATGCTATATAACAGGTGTATGTCTATGCTTTTTAGACAGCTATTCCCTGATTTAAGTATGGGAGCTGGCTACGTAGAAGACGAACTTAAGGAGATTGCTAAGATTGATGAATATAAACTTCCAGTCAGCGAATGTGAAATTTTATCCACTAAACAAAATAATGAAACCCCAACATTAGCTAATCGTGAAAAGTTACTAGAAAATCTAAGAGAAGTTCTTGATATATGTGGTAAAGATTATGAAAAAAAAATACTTAAACACTACGAGGTGGATGAAATCAACGAATTGAAAGATTCTGATATCCATTTCGTGATGAATAAAGCTTTAGCATTTAAAGAAATAAGGATGAAACAGAATGAATCTAATCCAGGGTAGTCCAGAATGGTTAGAAGCTCGAAAGAGCTTCGTAACCGCAACAGATGCAGCTGTTGTTATGAATTTAAGCCCATGGATGTCTCCGTATTCATTATGGAGACAAAAGATGAATTTAGATCCTCCTCAAGTTCAAACACCTGCTATGGCACGAGGAAATGAATTGGAACCTATAGCTAGAAATTGGTTCATTAATTATACGGGAATACAGTGTCATCCTCAAGTTGTGATCAAAGATTTTATGATGGCTTCTCTTGATGGCTTGGCAGAAAGTGGTGATTTCGTTCTTGAAATCAAATGCGGGGAAAAATCATATATCCAAGCTAAGAATGGTGATATTCCTGATTACTATATGTGTCAAATGCAGCATCAAATGGAGTGCTCAAATGTAGATCATGCGATGTATGTAGCTTTTGATGGACAAACCGGAATCGTGATGGAAGTAAAAAGGAATCAAGATTTCATAAATATGATGATCGAAAAAGAGAGAGCGTTCTACGACTGTTTAATTCAATTCAACCCTCCAGAAATGGACACAAAGGATTATAAAACAAGATGCGACAAGGAATGGTTAGATATAGCAGATCAGTACAAGATAGCGTATCAAGAATTAGAGATGGCAGAGAAACGAGAGCACGAACTCAAGCAGAAATTAATACATTTAGCTGGCTCGCAAAATTCGATGGGATCAGGTATCAAACTATCGAAGGTTCCACGAAGAGGAGCTGTCGAATATAGTAAGATTCCCAACTTGAATGGGGTAAATTTGGATGAATACAGAAAAAGTCCAATAGAGTATTGGAAACTAACGGTCTCTGGTTAAACATTAAAGATAAAATCGAGGCAATATGGAAAGGATTATAAAAGAGTTTCAAGAAAAGTTTGAAGAACATTTAGAAATGTACACTAATTCGAATGAAGTGCTTTTAACGATTTTGTCCAATGAGATCTTTTCTCTAAGAGAAGAAAATGATTATCTTAAAAAGAGAATAAAAGCAGTTGAAATAAATCTTTAATCTGTTGTATAATATACCATTCTTGTTTTTTTCTCACTCTTAGAGGGTATATGTTAGCATTAGAAGAAGATTCTCAAATTGTAGTACAATTAGATTTTTTTAAATCTAGAGAAGAATCTGAAAGAGAATCGTTGGTGAAACAATTTTTAGAAGTGAAAAGATCTACTGATTTAGTCAGGAAGGGAATTTTTGCAAGACATAATGAGATAAAAAAACTAGTGCAAGATCTATCCGAAAGACTAGAAGTTATCGAACGTCACATCTGCAAAAAAGAAGATATGGTGATGTAAAGCTGTTTTACATTGCCAAACTCCCCCAATAGATTTTGAAAAGGGGGAATATTGCTACTCCCCCCCATGAGAAAACATGATATACGCGTATCAAGTCATCACACAGGGGGGAATTTTTTTCAATGAAAATTCATATTTCTCACTATCGAGAATAAATAGCCAATACATAAAAAAAATCAAAGTATCAGCAATTTAGGATGTTAAGATATCATTAAGAAAACCCTTGTAAGAAATTATGAAGGGGAATAGAAAAGATAGAAAAAAAGTAGGCCTCCGGTTAAGGAGGCACGATCTACAAATGACC